ATGTCTGAGAAAGACTGGCGTATGAAGAACGAGTCGGAGTTGTATCGCAACATCTACTTTGGTCGCCGCCTGCCGGAGTCGGTCAACTGCAGGAACTGTAAGAACATCAAGCCGCTAACTGAATCAAACGGTGCTGTTTGGTACTGCTCACGAAGCAATAGGGCCATACCCTTTGAAGAGCAGAAGCTTGGCTGCAAAGACCATCTTTGGATACCAGAGCTTGTGAACGCCAACCATCTGCCAGGCAAGAGCACAGAGGATTCTGTGGCCTATCAGGTTGGGATCATGGAGTTCTATAACTCAACGTCTGAGGTGACGGGTGAGTATCACTACAGCAGCACGGAGATGCGTGAGTTATCTAAGGCAGATTTTGAAGCGGGCTTGATGATGACGGGTGAGAGCGTAAGGCGCGAGTTCCCTGGCAGCTACCTTGAGAACGTTGACGAGCGCAAGATGCCGTTCTAGGCCCACTCTCTTGGGTCTTTGATGATCAGTATCTTGAGGCCAGGGTAGAGGGCTTCGACAAGCTTCTTCTTGAGGGTGAATACCTGAGTGATGATGCCTTTTGTGTCTTCTACTACCACCTCGCCATCGCGCTTGTAACGAAAGTCCGCAACGTATGAACAGATCTTTTTGTCTTCACCTTCAACGGTGATTACGCATGGGAAATCTACCTGAACTTCAAGATCAGTAATCTCACCAGCTTCTTCGTAACGCTTGAGTATCTTGTATCGAGCAGCTTCAAGCTTGGAGTCAAACACGATCCCATCGTATTCAACTTTCTTTGCAAAGTACTTGCTCTTCTTCGGGGCTCGCTTGGGAATCACGTTAGCTTCCGCCTAGTAGTTTCTCTTCTTCTTGTTGGCGTAGGAACTGCGCAGCACGATTAAACAGCGATGGTATCTGAGGCGCAACAGGCGCCGTAGGCGCCGTGCTAGGCTGAATAGGCGCCGTTTGAGGCGCAGGCTGTGGTGGTGACGCTTGCTGTAAAGCTTCCGCTCTAGCGGCTTGTTCTTCCGCTTCAGCCTGTGGCCTGAATGGAGCGCCTTGGAACTTTCCGAACTGTTCTCCAAGCGCACCAAAATCTAATGGATTAGATAGCTTATCTTCATTGCCCCTCAGAGCAAGAGATATGGTCTCTTTACTTGGAAAGAATGCGTTGAACCTGCCTGACATGACCATACCAAGATTTGGTGTTTTAGCTTCTCTTAAAGGTCTGATTATTTCATCTGTCGATAAACCAAGCGTCTTCGCGTCTTCAATCGCCATGTTCAAGTCGCGTAGTGCTTTGAAACGCTGTTCGTTTGCCGTGATGAAAGCTTGTGTCGCTGTTTCAGCGTCAGCGCCTCCGCGCTGTTTAGCAACTTGGTTGAATATGCCAGCGGCGTCACGCACGTTTCTTGCTGCTTCAAGGGCTCGATAATACAAAACTCGTTCAGCACGAGGTTTGATGCTTTTCACTCCAGTAAGAGCCTCTGTGAACTCTTGTGCTGGATCTAGCCGATAGCCTTGTCTGTTTACGCCAAGACGCTCATTCCCTGTAACAACGGAAGCCACTGCTCTTGGAAGATCTCTCATTCTAACGTCTAGATAGCCAGGCGCTATTGAGTCCGCAGCTGTCGTAACATCAACAGGAAGAAAACCTGGCGTAATTCCATCTGCAAGGTGAGCAAAGCTTTTGCCAAGCTTCATGCCTAGCGGGTCAGTCTCGTTGTAAATCGGACGATTAAACGTGGTTTGGTTTCTGGTCAAATCAAACAACTTTTCAGTGATAATCGACTCGCTCATGAACGGTGAAAAGAACTCGCCTGTTGATTGAGTCGCTGCGTTCAAAGCTATCTTGCTGAGTTCTTCTTCTTTTGTGATGCCATTATTTACTGCGTTGAATACCGCAGCAGCTGGTCGCCCCACATAGTCATAAGGATTAGTGTAGGAGAAGTTGTAGAAGTCAGTGACCTTGCCATTCTTATCTGTGGCTAAAGGTATGAGCGTTGAGTTTCTATCCCACTCTGCGGCCATAGATCGTTTGTAAGCATCAATCTGATCTTGATTAGCGCCAGTCAACAACGTTCCTGCTGTGACCAGAGATGCTGGTATGGCCGCATTTACCGATATGATTCCAGTCAATCGCTTCATGCCTATCTCACGAAGCTCTGGCGATTCGCTACCAAGCTCTTTGATGCTGCGCCCAAGAATATTGCCTGTTGTTCTGATCATCTCAGCAGGAAAAGCAACGAAGTTCCCAAAGGGTAATTGACGCAAACGCTTGATAGCTTCTGGAACACGAGCATAGTTAGGCACAGTGTCCTTGACGATTTCTGCGGCCTCTCGCTTTAAGGCAAGTTTAAGCTGACCTTCTGTAAGTTCTGACGGTCTTATCACTGCACCAAATTCTGTGAAGTTTCTGGGATCAGAGACAGGAATCGCTACATTCGGATTTCTTTCAACTATGTTTTTTAAACGACCACGCTCCATTTCGTAGCTGTATGTCTTCCACACATCATCAGAAGCTTGGTATAGCTTTGCGGCAAAACTGTTTTGTAAGCTTTGAGTTCTTTTAAATAGCCTATTCCCTACACCAGAGCCAAAGCCAGTTCCTTCTGCCGCATCATTAAGCAGTGACTCAAACTCTCCAATCTTGGCATTGGTGTTGATTACGCCTAGGTCAACAAGCTCATTGTAATATTTTTGCCTTTCGGCCAACGTGGTGTTTGCTTTACCAGGCCCCGTTAGTCTCTGGTTAAGATTACTGAATATGGTTGAAACAGAGTTGGCAAGTGACTTTCCACCACCCACGTTGCCATTTGCAAGAGCAAAGAATCCTGCTGTAGTTGCGTTTCTAATCTGAGTGATAGGGCTGTAAACAGTCTTAGCTATTTGTGAAAGGCCCTTAATTCCAAGGAATGTGGAGTAGAGAGGTATGCCACCTTTGGAAAGATCAAATATATCAGCACCGCCCTCTAACGCAGCTTTGTATTCATTTTTTACATACTTGCCTGCAAGAGGCCCAAATCTAGCTATTTGAGCATCTGTTATCTTACCAAGAGGATTGCCTGCCTCTGCACCAATTCTTGAGTACTCACCAAGTCGAGCATTTGGCGGGATCGTATCAAGTATAAATTTTGCGTCATCTGAGAGCTTGTTGTTATAACGCATTAAGTTTTCATAGTAATTAGCTTTTGCAATGTGCTTTGACATTACATCAACTGTTTCAACCATCTTGGTTCGTAGGCCAAGCTCTTGTTCTGCTACATCTCTGGCTCTTATCAAGCCAGGCTTGACACGACCAATTACATCTTTTGCGCCTGTGTATTCTCCCAAGAAGTCTCTAACTGCGGGCAGATTATCTAGCTTTCGGTCCTTCAACATGCCTTGAGAAACACCTTGTAAGGTAGTTTGATCAACTACATCTTTTGGTCTCATCTTCGCATTGTTGAAGTTCCCTTGAATCATGCTATTCAAAAGCTCTCTAGCCTGATTTGCATCAAGTTGAGATGCTTCATCTAGGCCACGGCTTGATTTAACAAGCTCCTCCACTGCAAGTTCTGCTTGCTCTGCTGTAGGAGAATAGTTTGTGTCTTTCAGTGCTCGATAAAGACGTATACCGTAAAAAGTTTTATTGCCTTCTATGGTCTCGGTGAGCGCATTTTTTGCTTCTTTGCCATGAAGTCCGTCTTTCAAGATATCTGCAACAGAATCACTCAAACCATCAATTTGTTTTCTTAGATCACTAGCACCATCAAACAAACTTAGGTCTTTTCTATTGCCGAACAGGCTCTTAGGCGTGTTTTTAGCAATAATATCATCAATCTCTTTTAACTTTTTCTCAGCGCCTAACTGAACGGTTTTTCTTCCCACACCGGGCTTCATCGCTGAAGATTCTGCAAACAAAAAATCATTCAATGTATCAAGTATTTGTGACTTGTCTTGATCGTTAAACAAGCCCTCATTCTTATTGACAAAAGTCAGCGCGTTTTCCACCTTCTCAACAGCTTGCCTAGCAGCAGAGTTTTGAGCAGATATCTGCGTCAATCGCATTTCATCGTATTGTTTGGTGAATCTGTCAGGGAGCTCACCTTGTTGGGTTAAATACTTACGCCCAACCTTGCCTAAGCGTTCAAGGTTTTTTTGTATGAAAGTAGGATTCTCAAGGTCAGGCTTTACACCAACTGCGCTGAATGGCGTTTCTGGATCACGAATGGCCCTTGCAGCCTCTTTGGCAAAGTCAGTTCTACCTATGGCTTCAATGCCTGCACCCACAGATTTGGCACCAAGTTTAGCGATGGCGGGAACGCCAAGGACGATAGCGGCACCTTCTGCACCGACACGCAGACGGTTAGAAAGATTTGCTGCAGCCCGCTCAGCGCCTTCTAAGTCGGATGTGTCTATCCTTTTGGTGGGCCCAGCATCAAAAAAGTCGCCAAGCGTATCAACATCAGGAGTAGTGGCGGCTATATCTGCGCCAACTGTGGCGGCTATTTTCCCTGGGGTGGTGAGCGCCTTAGCAGCTTTGACCGCTACACCGCCGGGGGCAGCAAACTGAGCAATAAATCTTGCCGCTTTGCCAAGCTCAGTTGATGTCTCAGGCTTGTATTTAGCGAAGAAGTCCCGTATCTGTTGAGCGTCTTCTTCAGAACCAGCGAGTTCAAAGGGTAAAGTAGATATGCCTTCAGCTGCGCTGACGAGACCGGCACCCACCCCGCGAAGTACATCTCCTGTTGCGGATATGTCCTCTTCGCCTAGCTGTGCGCCACGCTCAATTGGTGGGTTCTCAGCAGCCCATTCAGCAGCTCTGCGTGCAGCATACTCTGGATCATTGGTGCGAACATTTACTGTTCTCCCGCTTCCATCGGGCACTGCCACTATCATTAGTCAAGATCAGCAGATGGCTGTTGAGCTTTATCGGTTATACCAAACGTCTTTTTATCTTCATCAGATAACTCATAGCCAGATAGTGCAGAGTATCTTTCAATATCTTCTGGGCTTGTCCTACCAGTTGCTTGCCCCACCCCAAAGAGAGATATAAATTGTTCTCTAGGAGTTTCTCCACCAGACAATCTATCGATTATTTCTTTTGGAGATAGGTCGGTGGTCTCTCTCAAGAACTCGTAATTACGCATTAACGCGGTATCGTCTTCTCTCTGAGCCTCAAGCTGCCTATATTCCTCTTTGCCCAAAACAAAGTCGCTTGCAAAGTTTCTAGGTGCTATGCCTTCGCTTGGCTGAGCAGCTTTAGCCAAAGCATATTGATTCGCAGGATCTTGTAAAAAATCTTTGAACTGGGTGCCCGCACCTTTCAACATATCAAGAAAGGTTTTAGGCTCCGCTGTATCTGTGTTGTTATCAGTGACCACAGGGTCTGGAGTTGTTGGCGGCTCATCAACAATTGGCTTGCCTTCTTCGTCCTCACCAATTAGCGCAGGTGTTCCAAGGCCTAACGCAGCTATTCCTGCGGCGGCAGATTTTTTGGGGTTACGCCTGATGGCAGAGGCCATTCGGCCACCCATGATTCCGGCACCAGCCGCTGTTCCTGTAGCCGCTGCTGGGGCAGCAGGTATTCCAGGCAAAGCCATTTGAGCATCATCGGCTTTGTTTACTGCTTTTGCAGATTTTGCAGCTTGAGAAATTCTTCTTGCGGCCATCAGCCCTCTAGCTGTAAAGCCAAGCAGGCCAGCGCCAACAGGGATAGTAAGAGCCATTAACGTGCTTTGAACGGGAGCATCCGTATCAAACAGAAGACCGCCTGGGCCAAACAACTGATCGACAAGTTCTTCTTCGGTTCCTGTTGCAACAATCTCATCATCGACTTCGCCACCTTCTGCATACCCACGA